AATTCTTAAGTATTACAGGCTCACTAGAAAGTGGGCTTGTAAAACTTATGAATTAAAAGATGCAGATTTAGAACTTTTAGTTTATTTAGATTGTAAAGGGCGATTTACAAGAAAAGATTTTATTAACGGTGTATACACATACTCATGGGATAAAAACCGATGGGAGCGATTACGGCGAAAAGGCTGGATCGATACGTGGAGACATCGAAACAGAACAACAATCAAATACAGTATATTCAAAACATCATTCAAATGCAGTCAACTTATATCCAGAATATACAGAATCTTATTAGGTGAAGAGGATATACCTACTTCCGAACGAAACATTTTTTACAACAACAAATCATATACCGATAAGGTTTATAATAAATCTATTGATGATATGATTAAAGACAAAGAAAGATAATATGGCAACATTAACCCCAACATTAAAATTAATAAGTTCAGACACATCAACAGATGCGTTAAGTTTTACAGTAACAGATTCACTAACTACATCAACACCATCAATTGACGTGGCAAGAGTTAGTGTACTACATACAGGTAGTGGTACAGAAATTATTACAGCAGCAGCAAGCAACCCTCATACATATTTTTATGCTAAAAATACTGATGCTACAAATTATGTTATATGTAGAACAGCAGCAGGGGTTGAATGGGGAAGATTAGCCCCAGGAGAATTTATGTTCATGGCAGTGGCAACAACAGTAGGAATTGAATTTTTAGCTGTAAATGCTACTTGCATAGTTGAATATGGATATTGGACAAAAACTTAAAATATGAGTAAATTATTAGCAAAATTATTCGGAAATGCCGGAGGTGGTATTATCGATAAGATTAGTGGTGTAGTCGATAAGTTCGTACGCACTAAAGACGAAAAAGCGGAATTTGAAAAACAAATGACGGAAATCCTTATAGAGGCAGAAGCCGCAATGCAAAAAAATGTTACCGAAAGGTGGAAAGCAGATTTAGAGCACGGTAACTGGTTGACGCGTTCAGTTCGTCCACTTGTCCTTGTATTCTTAATAGTGGCAACCGTGCTCATGGTATTTATTGATAGTGGATCAATACATTTTAATGTTGAAGATAAGTGGACGGATCTTTTACAACTTGTCCTTATGACTACTATTGGTGCGTATTTTGGTGGACGAAGTGTTGAAAAATATAGACAAATTAAAAAATAAAAAATAATGCCTAAAATTACACAATACGAACAAGATTCAGTGGTAACAGCAACAGATAAAATACTTGGCACTGATAGTAGCGGTGCAACAAAAAACTATACATTACAAAGTATTGCAAATCACGTTAAGTCCCCATCTTTTGTAACTGTAACCGGTGATGCAGATAGTGGTACAACAACACATACATGTAATTTAACATTAAATGATAATTTTAGTATAAACGCTGTTAATGGACAAAATATTATTGATGTAAATATAGAGGATTCAAACGTAGGACAATCTGGTAATATAATAATAACTAATCCATCAAGTGTTGGATCATTAGCATTTACTGAATTAGGTTCTAAATTTAAAACTCCATCTGGTGCTACTATTAACTTTGATTTAACAGCAGATAAAATTGCAATAATTTCATATATTGTATTAACCACTGATTCGATACTTGTAAATTATATTGGTGACTTCTCTTAAAAATTATGGAATATGGCAAAATGGTTAGGCTTCTTCAAAAAAGACTTTTGGATAACGGGTACGACGAAGGCAACTTCGACAACAAAAAGTACAACGACTACTTGGGCTACAAGTAAGTCCACAACCACTACATATAATACTTCCACAAGTACTTCAACTATTGTAAGTACATCTAAATCAACCACAACTACTTTTAATACATCAACCGCAACTTCTACCACGTGGAACACAAGTACTGTAACTCAAAAATCTACATCAACAGTAGTATCTACAAGCAAATCAACAACTACAACATTTAATACAAGTACGGTAACTACTACTACTTATAATACTAGTACAGTTACAAGTAAGAGTACAAGCACAGTAGTATCTACATCAAAAGCAACTACCACCACCTATAATACTAGTAAATCAACTACTACTACGTACAATACATCAACAAACACAACCACCACTTATAATACGAGTACAATAACGAGTAAATCTACAAATACTGTTGTAAGCACTAGTAAGACGACCACCACTACGTATAATACATCGACAAGTACGACAACAACTTTTAATACATCTACGGCGACAACTACAACCTATAATACAAGTACCGTAACAACTAAATCAACTACTACAACTTGGAATACAACTAAAAGTACTACTACCACTTATAACACAAGCACATCAACATTAACGACATATACTACTACTTGGAATACAAGTAAAACAACGATATTTCAAACTAGTTCAATTACTAACAAAAATACTAGTACTGTTGTGGAAACTAGTAAATCTACCACTACTGCGTTTAATACATCCACTGCTACGAATACAGTAGTATCTACTAGTAAATCTACTACCACAACATACAATACAAGTACTAATACTATAACTGCATATACAACAACATGGAGTACTAATAAATCCACTAACACAGTGGTATCAACTAGTAAGAGTACGACGACGACATATAACACTAGTAAAAGTACCACTACTACATATAACACTAGTACGATCACAAGTAAATCAACTAATACAGTGGTTGAAACAAGTAAATCTACTACGACAACTTTTAATACAAGTACTGCCACAACGACAACTTTTAATACATCCACAGCAACAACAACAATATATACAACCACGTGGAGTACAAATAAAAGTACAACTACAACTTATAATACTAGTACAAACACGACAACAACCTACAATACTAGTACTGATACCACAACTATTTTTAATACTTCTACTAATACCACTACAACATTCAATACAAGTACGTCCACTGTAGTAAGTACGAACAAGAATACTACCACCACATGGTCAACATCAAAATCTACAACTGAAACATCATCTACTAGTAAATCCACTACAACCACTTACAATACAAGTACATCTACTGTAACTACTTATAACACTAGTACAGTAACGACTACTACTTATAATACAAGTACAACTACGGTAGTAAGCACGAGTAAATCAACAACTACAACGTGGGAAACAAGTAAGAGTACTACTACCACATATGAAACAAGTAAAAGCACTACAACAACTTATAATACAAGTACTAATACAACGACCACCTATAATACAGCTACTACAACTGTAATAAGTACTAGTAAATCTACAGCCACAATTGTTTCAACTAGTAAAAATACCGATGAACCGCATAGTACAAGTAAATCAACTACAACGGTATATAATACAACTACCGCAACAACTACAACTTATAATACATCTACTAATACCACTACTACGTACAATACAAGTACTTCAACAGTGGTTAGTACGAGTAAAAGCACAGCTACTACATGGGAAACAAGTAAATCAACCACAACAACGTATGAAACTAGTAAATCTACTACGACAGTTTATAATACTAGTACAAGCACAAATACAACATTTAATACATCTACTAATACTACCACAATATATAATACAAGTACCTCAACGACAGTTAGTACGAGTAAGTCTACAGCAACTACTTGGTCAACTAGCAAGTCTACAACCACTACATGGAATACTACAAAAAGCACTACAACAACTTATAATACAAGTACTAATACAAACACCGCATTTAATACTTCAACGTCAACAATTGTTAGTACTACTAAAAGTACAGCTACAGTAGTATCAACAAGTAAAACTACAAGTACAGTATATCAAACAACAGTATCGTCAACAAGAGCCGCAATGCTTTGGAGGTATCCAGATAATGCAGGTAGTTTATCTGGGGCTATATTCAATTGGGATACAGGTACAGATGTAACTTCATTTGTTGGTGATGGTAAAATGAGGGTTAACAATAGTAATCTACAAAGTGCAACAATAATGATGGTAGCTGCTAAAGATGCTGATAGTAATAGTAACAACAGTGTGTTTGATGCAATAGAGGCAGCAGTTGCAGATGGTGGTGGTAATTTAGGTGCAATAAGAATAAGGGATTCTGTTGGTAGCAAATCTGCACAATTTAGAATAACTAATGTTGTTGGTGCAGGATATGAAACTTCAATTAGCAACTATACATATTATTTACTACATTTAACATATACACATACTCCTATTTCTGGTGAAGATGCAACATCTATTGTAAACGGTAGAGGGTTAGATTGTCATATGATAAGATATGATGGAAGTGGTTATAATACATCGACCGCTACAACCACTACTTTTAATACGAGTACTAATACTACAACAACTTACAATACGAGTACTAATACGACCACTACATTTAACACTAGTACAGGTACTGTAATAAGTACTAGTAAATCAACTACAACCACATGGTCGACTAGTAAATCTACCACCACCGCTTATAATACCAGTACTATTACATCTAAAAGTACAAATACAACAACTGCGTATATTGTTAACACTGATGTATTAACCGTTTATAATACTAGTACTTCAACACAAACAATATATAATACTTCAACAACAACAACTATAAATACAAGTAAAAGTACCAACACAGTTGTATCAACTAGTAAATCAACCACAACAGTATATAATACATTGAGAAGTACTGATACTACATACAATACTAGTAAATCAACTACAACTACATACAATACGAGTACTACAACTGTTATTAGTACTAGCAAAGCTACGGCTACTGTAGTATCAACAAGTAAATCTACAACTACCACATACAATACAAGTAAATCTACCACAACGACATATAATACTTCCACTGCAACTACCACTACATATAATACAAGTACCAATACAACTACGACATATAACACGAGTACTACCACGGTTGTTAGTACTAATAAATCTACAACTACTACATGGAGTACAAGTAAAAGTACAGAAACATCTAGAAGTACCACAACTACGTTTGGAACTAATACTGTTGTTAGTACAAGTAAATCTACTACAACGACATATAATACTTCAACATCAACTGTGGTAAGTACGAGTAAAAGTACCACTACAACTTATAATACTAGTACAGCAACATTAACTTCAAGATCAACAACTACTACATTTGATACAACAACAACATATAACACTTCTACAGCTACTACCACAACCTATAATACGAGTACTTCAACTGTTGTTGCTACATTAAAGGCTACATCTACAGTTGTATCAACTAGTAAGTCAACAGTAACTGTTTATAATACATTAAGAAGTACAGATACAACATTTAACACCACTCGTGATACTACTACAACATATAATACTTCTACATCTACTGTTATAAGTACTAGTAAAGCCACTTCTACTGTATGGTCAACAAGTAAATCTACAACTACTACGTATAACACAAGTAAGTCTACTACAACAGTTTATAATACAACAACTGTAACTGGAACAACATATAACACATCTACAAACACTACCACAACTTTTAATACAAGTACATCAACAGTAATTAGTACTAGTAGATCAACTACTACCACTTGGAGTACTAGTAAAAGTACTACCACAACTTTTGATACTACAACAGTTTATAATACAAGTACAGCTACATTAACATCGAGAAGTACTACAACCGCGTTTGGTACAAATACTGTTGTAAGTACAAGTAGATCAACAACTACTACATATAATACTGCAACAACAACAGTAATTAGTACAAGTAGAAGTACAACAACAACATTTGACACTACAACAACTTATAATACAAGTAAAAGTACAACAACAACTTATAATACAAGTACATTAACTACTTGGGCAACTGCTAGAAATACAACCACAGTATATAATACTAGTACACTAACTAGAAATATGATTGCAACAAGTAAATCAACAGCTACACAAACAGCTTATACAACCACGTGGTCAACAAGTAAATCTACATCTACATCAAGAGCTACCACTACTACATATAGTACGACTACAACGTATAATACTAGTACTGCTACCACAACTACTTTTAATACAGCAACAACAACAACCATTAGTACAACCACTACTTGGTCCACTAGTAAAAGTACTGCTGAAAGTAGGAGTACTACTACTACTTTTGATACTACAACAATCTATAATACTAGTACAGCAACAACTACGACGTATAATACTACCACGACTACTACTATAAGTACTACGACTATCTGGAGTACTAGCAAAAGTACAATCACAACAAAATCAACATTAACAACTCGATCTACAACAACAACGTATAATACTAGTACAAGCACGACTACAGTATACAACACAACTACAACCACTACTATAAGTACTACCACGAGTTGGGAAACTAGTAAGAGCACGACTACTGTATATAATACAAGTACAGCAACTACCACAACTTATAATACAAGTACCACAACAACTATAAGTACTACCACGAGTTGGGAAACGAGTAAAAGTACAACGACAACATTTGATACTACAACTGCTTATTCCACAGCAACTACAAAATCAACAGAAACAAGTAAGTCAACAACAACTAGTTGGAATACTAGTAAATCTACAACTGAGAGTAGAAGCACATCAACAAGTAGAAGTACAACAACAACTTATAATACAGCTACAACAACAACATATACATCATATTGGAATACATCTAAGAATACTACAGAAAGTAGAAGTACATCAACAAGTAAAAGCACAACGACTGAGTATAACACAACTAAAAGTACCACTGAAAGTAGAAGCACATCAACAACTAGATCAACTTCTACTGTTTGGGCAACTAGTAGAACCACTACGTTTAACACTAGCACATTAACATTAACATCAAAAAGTACAACAACAGTTTTTACTACAACATATAATACTAATACCATTACGTCTAAAAATACCACCACTATATACACGACAGCATGGAATACAAGTAAACTTACTACTAAGAGTACTACAACTACTTGGGCAACTAGTAAGCTTACTACTAAAGCAACTAATACTACTACTACATGGGCAACTAGTAAGCTTACCACTAAAACAACTAGTACTACAACTACTTGGTCAACTAGTAAAATTACTACTAAAACAACATCTACAGTTGTACAAACAGGTATAATAACAAAAGTGATAACATCTAGAAATACGACAACAGCGTATAATACTAGTACAACTACTACTCAAGCCACATCTACTACTACTACGTGGTTAACGAGTAAAGTTACTACTAAAACCACATCTACTACTACTACGTGGGCAACGAGTAAGATTACCACTAAAACAACTAGTACTAATACGACAACAGTAGTATCTACATCTAAACTTACCACTAAAACAACTACTACTACTACAGTATATAATACTAGTACAGATACTGTATATAATTCAGTTTGGATAACAGCGTGGAATACTAACAGATCTACGTATAGAGAAACAAGTAAAACAACTGAAACTGGTGGATGTCCTAGAGGATGTCAATAAAATATAAATAAAACAAGTAATAATAATAACAATATGGCAACAGATTTTCAAAAGGGATATAAAGCATCAAAACTAACGTTTGAGAGTGATAAAATTACTTTTCAAAACGAGGTTGATAATTTCAAGTTTTCCCCTGGAATAATGGAAGTTATGATGGATTGGGAACAACCTATTATGGAAAAAATGGCAGAACTTGCCGTATCCGAAGGGGACCATGTTCTTGAATGTGGTTTTGGTATGGGTATATTATCTGATGCTATTCAAGCAAGGAATCCTGCATCACATACTATTTGTGAGTTTCATCCAGATATAATACCTAGAATGAGGGCATGGGCAGAAGGTAAATCTAATATTATTTTACATGAAGATGCATGGATAACTGTAGATAATGGTAGATACGATGCAATATTAATGGATACCTACGCAGATGATGATTTACATTATAGATTTAGAGAATTTTGTAATAGAAAAATATCAAAAAGTGGTGGAAAAATTAGTTGGTGGAATTGGAGTGGTGGAGAAACAGATGAATATATGAAGTTTTATTGGAAAGACGGTATAACATTTACAGATGTAGCAGTAGATCCTCCAACAAATTCATATTATAATTTAGATGTATATAAAGTACCTATTAAAACATTAACACCCCATCCAACTGGACATGGTATACTTAATAGTTCAACAATATCTCTTACGGATTCATCAACAAAAAATATAGATAAAGTTCACAACGAATTAACTATAACATGTACAGATCCTAGTAATCCTAATTTAGTTAATAAAAATCCTGTACGATCTATGTCTATGACCTGTAAAGGGGTATATACAATAAACGACGGATTATTAGTTGCTACTGGTAATCATATAATGATAGTAAAAAGAGATGGATCTTGGATAGAAAAAAACATGAATGAAGTTATTGTTGGTGATAAACTTTATAAAATAGACAATACAGAAGTAGAAATTACAAAAATTGACTTTGATGATTCAGAAACTAAACATATAGTTTCAAGATTATTGATAGATTATAATTATTTTGCTAATGATATTTTAATTAAGGAAGGAGGAACTGATGCCTAATACAACAACAACATATAATACAGTTTGGAATACCACGTGGAATACAGATAGAACTACTGATTATGAAACTACTAAAAGTACAACTGTATCAACAAGTAAAAGTACTGATACTACTACCGAATATACTACTACATACAACACATCAACAAGTACTGCAACGACTACAACAACTGAGTATACAACTACGTATAACACGAGTACTACAACTAATACAACAACAGAATATACTACTAGTTATAACACGAGTACTTTAACTAATACAACAACTGACTATACAACCACATATAATACTAGTACCTCAACTTCTACCACGTATGATACTACGTATACATCATATTATAATACATCGACATCCACAACAACGGAGTATACAACTACATACAATACTAATACTGCAACGACTACAACAACGGAGTATACCACTAGTTATAACACAAGTACCACAACGAGTACAACAACGGAGTATACAACTACATACAATACAAGCACCACAACTTCTACAGAATATACTACTACATATAATACAAGTACAATAACAAGTAAAACAACGAGTACAGCTTATACTACCACTTGGGACACAACTATAAATACAGCTAGAAATACAACAACAATATATAGTACATCAACCGTAGTATCTACTAGTAAAACCACTACATTTAACACGAGTACCGCTACAATTACTACATTTAACACTACTACCACTTATAGTACAACAACCACTTATAATACTAGTACATCTACTACGACAGTTTATAATACAACAACAACTTATACGACTAGTACTACATTTCAAACAAGTTCGATCACTAGTAAAAGTACATCATGGTCTACAAGTAAAAGTACAACAACTACATTTGATACTACTACTACATATACCACAACTACAACTTATAATACAAGTACATCAACAACCACTGTTTATACTACAACCACAACATTTAATACTATAGAAAGTAGAAGTACGTCGACGAGTAGATCTACAACCACTGCATATAATACAAGTACAAGTACACAGACAGCTTATACCACTACTTGGGCAACTAGTAAGAGTACAACTGAAACGTCGTCAACAAGTAAGAGTACTACTACTGCATATAATACGAGTACAACTACACAAACGGCATATACTACAACATGGGCAACAAGTAAAAGTACTAGTGAAACCTCAGCGACAAGTCGTAGTACAACTACTACGTTTAGTACCACCACTACTTATAGTACAACAACCACTTATAATACTAGTACAACAACACAGACAGCTTATACAACAACATGGGCTACGAGTAAAAGTACAACAGAGACATCTGCAACAAGTCACACTACATCAACAAGTAAATCGACAACGACCACATATACTACTACTACTATTTATAATACTAGTACAACTACACAAACTGCTTATACAACAACATGGAGTACTAATAAATCTACTACTACGACATGGGCAACAAGTAAAAGTACTGCTGAAAGTAGGAGTACAACAACTACGTTTAACACCACAACCACTTATAATACAAGTACAACAACTACTATAAGTACAAATACAACAACTGCATATGTTGTTCAAACTGATATATTAACCGCTTATAACACTAGTACTTCAACACTGACAATATATAATACTTCAACTGTAGAGACTTGGTCTACTACTAAATCTACAACAACTACGTGGGCTACTAGTAAATTAACCTCAACGAGTAGAAGTACAACCACCACTTACAACACATCAACATCCACAGTGGTTAGTACAAGTCATGCTACAACGACTACGTATAATACAAGTACTGCCACACAGACATCTAGATCTACTACTACAACTTTTAGTACGTCAACAGTTGTGAGTACTAGTAAAACTA